AGAGAAAGCTGTTCCTGCGGTTGCGGGTAATATAACAAAACCACAATAATTAGGAGAAAAAATTTATGGTAGATAAAGTGGAAATAACAAGTCCCGAAACTACTACGGATAAACCAGTGGAAGAGATAAAGCCTACACAAAGTAAACCTGAAGGTTTGCCTGAAAAATTCAACTCAGTTGATGATTTAGTCAAATCATATTCAGAATTAGAAAAAAAACTTGGTGAGCAATCTCAACCTACTGAACAATCAGTAGACCCAGTTTCAAAGACTGAAGTAAAAGAAGAAGTAAAAGCAGAACAACCTAAATCTGATTTAGATATAGCTACAAAGGCTGTAGATAGTGCAGGTTTAAATATGGAAACACTCTCGGAAGAGTTTGCTAAAGATGGTAAACTTGCTGATGGCTCATACTCATCATTAGAAAAAGCAGGAATACCAAAAGAATATGTGGACAGATTTATTGCAGGACAACAAGCAATAGCTGACCAACAATCAGCAACAGTTAAAAACTTAGTTGGCGGCACAGAGTCATATGATAGTATGTCTGACTGGGCGGGTAACAATTTATCTGAAACTGAAAAACAGGCTTACAATACTGCGGTAAACAGCAAAGATTTAGAAGCTGTGAAGTTAGCAGTAGTAGGACTTAAAGCAAGATATGCACAAGCAACAGGAAGTGAACCTACATTAGTTGAAGGTAAAGCATCTCCTAGTGCAGAGCAAGGTTTTGCATCTTGGGCTCAAGTGACACAAGCGATGTCTGACCCTAGATATGCTAAAGACCCTGCTTATCAAGCTGAAGTAAAAAGTAAACTAGCTAACAGTAAAATATAAAAGGAGACGTATGTTTTTATACGCTTTAAAGAAAAAGTATGAAGCAGAGATTGCTGAACATACTTCGGTTGTTGATACTTACTTAAAAAATCCAGTAGGTATTCCCGACCACGACAATATTCTTGACACAATTAAAAATAGATATGATAAATTAACTATATCTACTTTAGCGTTAAAGAATATAAACGACCTTCTTGATAAAGCTCAAGAAGCTGAGAAGAAAAATAAAAAATAGTTGTGCAACCTTTATAGGTGGCAACTGCCAAGTAGATAAGTAGATTAACTTGACCTTCCTGCGGGAAGACAATTTAGTATAAGAAGCTGAAAATACAAGGCTTTTATTAACTAACATCATAATATAAGGAGATAAATTATGACAGCGGCAACACCAGCGAGTATACCTCAGGTAAACTCATCAGGTACAGAAGACGCATTGTTTTTAAAAGTTTTTGCAGGAGAAGTTCTTACTTCTTTTGACAGAGCTTCAAAAACAGGCGGAGCAGAGATGGTTCGTTCTATCTCTAATGGCAAGTCAGCTACTTTCCCAGTAATGGGCAGAATAGCGGCGGCTTATCATACAGCAGGAGCAGAAATTTTAGGCTCAACTGCTCACCACAACGAAAAGGTTATTACAATTAATGACCTTTTAACATCTTCAGTATTTTTAAGTAATATTGAAGAAGCAAAAAACCACTGGGACGTAAGAAGTGCGTACTCTGCTGAAATTGGCAGAGCTTTAGCTTTTGTTAAAGATAAGCACGTTTTACAAACTATTGGTCAATGTGCAATAGGAACTACACCTAACGTAACAGGTGGAGACGTAACAAGTAACATATTTGACGCTGACATAGCTCACGCAACAGATGCAACTGCCGCTACGGCGATGATAGGTGCTATCTTTACTGCGGCTAAACAGTTAGACGCAAATTATGTTCCAAGTGAAGGCAGAAAATGCTTTATGAGACTGGAAGAATACTACAAATTAGCTAACGCTACAAACGTTATCAATGCTGATTTCAGTGGTAAAGGTTCAATCGCAGAGGGCAGAGTTGCAAGAGTAGCAGGAATTGATTTAATTCCAGTTCCTCACTTTGTTGAATCAAATGTAACTGCAGGAGTAGACGCAGGTTCAGCTACAGCAGGTACAGCGACACCTCAAGCTGTGGATTTAAGAACATTCGTAGCTCTTGTATCGCACCCTTCAGCAGTTGGTACTGTTAAACTTATGGATTTGGCTGTTGAATCAGACTATGACATAAGAAGACAAGGTACGCTAATGGTAGCGAAATACGCTATGGGTCACGGAACTCTTAGACCAGAAGCGGCTGTAGGAATTAAAGAAGCGTAATAGTTTCTTTACTACACCACAATAGATTAGGGGGAGCAATCCCCCTTTTCTACTTTTAATCAACAAGAGGATATAACAAATAATTATGATAGATAAAATAAAAGAAAAATATCTTGAAACCAAACATTTTTGGACTGAACATAAAAAAGTAGTTCTTGTTTTTGGAATCATTTTAATAATCGCAATAATAGTATAGATAATGGCAACACAAATAACACCCACAACTGAGCTACAAACAGTTAATCAAATGCTTTCAGTAATTGGTGAAGCTCCTGTGAACGCAATTACAGGAACAGTAACTACTGATGTATCTGTCGCTAAAAATATTTTAGATGAAACAACTATGTCAGTTCAATCTATGGGGTGGAATTTTAATTCTCACTATGCTTACGTTTTAACAAAAGATACTGATAATAAAGTACCTTTACCATCTAACTGCGTCCAAGCAGACGCATCTGCACAATACCGAGATAGAAACTTGGTTATTCGTAATGGTTTTCTATACGATATGGACAATCATACAGATGTATTTGGAACATCAACAACCCTACCTACAGTGGACTTAGTCTTAGTCCAACAATTTGAACAACTCCCTGAGTATGCAAGGCAATACATAGCCGCTAAATCAGCGAGACGTTTTGCTTCAAGATATATTGGAGATAAAGGCTTAACTGAATTGGCAGGAAATGATGAACAAGAAGCATTAGCCGCTTTTAGACAAGCGGATAGTAGAAGTGCTGATGCAAATATATTAGAAGGTGATGTGAATACTTTTTCAATAATTAACAGGACTAGAAGAAAGACGTACTAATGGGAGTTGTTTCACAATCAATACCAAATTTTCTAAATGGTATGTCTCAACAAACCCCTTCTCAACGTGGCATTAATCAAGGTAAAGACCAAATTAATTGTCAAAACAACATTGTAGATGGGTTATCAAAGAGACCTGCTTTAGAATATGTCGCTACATTAGATGCGTCAAACGTCTTCCCTAACACAACTAAAATATGGAATATTCAAAGAGATGAATCAAATCGCTACATTTGTGCGTTCTATGACAATGGAGTTAAAGTCTACGATTTGGCAGGTAATGAAAAAACTGTCAGTTATCCTGATGGAAATACATATCTTAATACTACTAATCCTAAAGCTGATTTTCGTATGGTTAATATTGCTGATTACACCTTTGTTGTTAATAAGTCTATTATTCCCACTGCTGATACTACATTATCTGCGGCAAAAGTAGAGGAATTTCACGTCTACTGTAAATCAACAAATTATGGTAGAGAATATAAAGTAGCATTAAGACACGAAGATTGGGCTTATGAAGTAGAAGTTATATTTCAAGTACCTACAGGAAATAGTGCGGCAACAGATAGTAAATATAGAGATACAAATAAGATAGTAGATATATTAATGTATGGTACTTCAAGTACCCATTATGATGCTACTGCAAACGGAATTGGTTTTAAAACAGTAAGAACAGATACAGGAGCAACATTATCTGCAACATCAGGTTTAGCAAACTTTTCTGATATAACTACATATTTTACTGTTGAACAATTTGATTCTGTTATTTATGGAACAATTATTAACCAAGCTAAAACTTATACATTAAGTACATCTGATGGTTCAGGTAACACAGCTATGTATGGCATTAGAGATACAATACAAGATTTTACAAAATTACCTTACTATGGAAAAGTAGGAACGATTATAAAAGTAACAGGTGATGAAGGAGATACTCTTTCTGATTACTATGTTAAATTTGATGGAACAGGTGTATGGTCTGAAACACTAGCTCCTGCTACAAGTTTAGGTTTAACAGATACTACAATGCCTCACGCATTGATAAATAATAATGATGGTACATTTACATTTCAAAAATTAGATTGGGTAGATAGAAGTTGTGGGGATTCTACAGACACTAATCCTAACCCTTCATTTGTAGGAAAAACAATACAGAATTTAACTTTTTATAAAAACAGATTAGGAATTTTATCAGGAGAGAATTTAATTCTAGCAGAAAATGCTAGTTATTTTAATTTCTTTGCTACAACAGTTACACAAGTTTTAGATACTGACCCTATTGATATAGCGGCTTCAGGAACACAAGTTAATACATTGAAAAATTCAGTAGGATTTAATGAAACATTATTATTATTCTCTGATACAGCTCAATATAAACTTGACCACGCAGGAGATACAATTAGTCCAACTACTGCTATCTTAAATGAAGTATCAAGTTTTGAACACGATGATAATGTGAGACCAGTAGCGGCAGGAAAGTTTGCATACTTTGCTCAAGCAAGAACAAGCAATACAGCAATTAGAGAATATTTTTCTGATGACAGTACATTAACTAATGATGGTTTAGATATTTCAGTTTCAGTACAAAGTTTAATGCCAACAAATGCTTATCAAATTATAAGTAATACAGTTGAAGATTGTCTAGCAATTTTATGTTCTGATACAGCAGATGCACAGGTTGTGCCTTATGCAACGAGTTCAAATGTAACAGCAACTAATGCTGATACGATGTATATATATAAATATTTCTTTGATGGTGGTGAAAAAGTACAAACCGCTTGGTCTAAATGGGAATTTACAGGTGTAAAAATACTTGGTGGATTTTCAATAGAAAGTAATATTTATTTATTTACTGCTGAAGGAAAAACAACAAAATTATTTAAAGTAGATTTAAGAAATTTAAAAGATGCTACATTAGGGTATGGTATATATCTTGATAAAAGAGCATCAGCAACAGGTACATATTCAAGTGGTACGGATTTAACAACTGTGACTTCTCCTTATGGAGCAAAAACAGGATTAATGGCTGTTGATAAAACTAATGGAACAGATTATGCTTTAACTTCTGCTTCAGGTGCAACTTGCACAATAACAGTTTCAGATGCGGCAAATATTGCAGTAGGTAGCACTATAGTAATTACAGATAACGCAGGTGTATCTACAACTATGACAGCTACTAATAGTGACCCTGCTTCAGCTTTAGAATTTTCAGTTGGTGGTTCAAGAACGAATGATGATGTAGCAGATAATATTGCTGTAGGAAGTGGTGGAGTTCTTGGTATTAATAATTTAGCGGGATATTCAGCTCCAAATCCTGCGGGTGGAACACCCGTTATTACAGTTACAAGAGCCGTAGTAGGAGATTCAAATTTAACTGTAACTTCTTCTGACCCTACAAGATTAGCTGTTACAAATTTTGTTGCAGGAAATTCTTTTACTTTAGTTGGTAATCATACTAGCTTATTTATAGGAACACCTTACGAATCTAAGTATTCTTTATCTACACAATATGTTAGAGAAAATACTGGTAGAGGACTTTTAGCAGTAACTACAGGTCGTTATCAAGTTAGAAATATAGCATTAACTTACGAAAATTCAGGTTTCTTCACAGCAGAAGTAACACCTGATAATAGAAGTAAATCTACAACTGTAATGAACGGATATGTTCTAGGAACTTCAGGAAGTACCATTGGTTCTCCTGCTTTGTCTTCAGGAACAATTAAAGTTCCAGTACAATGTAGAAACACCGATTTTACTTTTGACATTATCTCTAGTTCTCACTTACCTATGTATGTGGCAAGTGCGGAAGTAGAAGGTTATTATCATAACAGAGCAACAAGGATATAATGGAAAAAGAGAACTATGTACGTCCCGCAGTATTAGCTGACGCATTACAATTAGCACCTAAAGTTAGGAAAGCAGACAGGGAAGAGATAAGAGCCTCAGATGGTAAATCACCTTTGGAAGCTCTTGTTATACCTTTCACTTATGAAAAAGCTAGAAGCTATACTATTGTAGGAACAGCTAACGAAGGAGTTATGGGTATGTTTGGAGTTGCTCCAACAAAAGACCCTGAATATGGAGTGGCTTGGTTATTATCAAGTGAAGATTTATTTAAACATACAAAACAATTTATAAAAGAATGTCCTTACTGGGTCTCTAAGATGAGTCAAGGATATACTTATATATACAACTGGGTGGATAGGCGAAATTGGAAGTCATTAAAGTGGCTTCAATTTTTAGGCTTTGAAGTCAAAGAAGAAATTAAAAATTATGGGGTAGGAAAACTACCCTTTTTACTAATGATAAAGGAGATAAATAAAGAATAATGTGCGGAGTAGCAGAAGCCCAAATGGCGTTAGCAGTAGTAACAACAGTCGCTAAATTTCAAAATGAGAGTGCTGTTCATCAAAGAAATACAGCCGCTAATGAAGTTAGTATGCAAAATGCTAACCAAGCCTATTTGAATGATTTATCTAAAATTGATAATGAGTCTTCTCGTGCAACACAAGCAAAGGCTTTAGCTGAATTAACAGCAAGACAAGAATTAACTAAAAATCAAGCTATGGCTCTTAACTCAGGATTTGGAAACTCACTTAGAGTAATGCAAGATATGAGTGGAGCACACGATTTAGGTTTCTCTGAAATAGCTTTTGATTTTGAAGCAGATATGTTATCTTTACAAAATTCAGAAAATGATGCTTATGCAAATATGCACAGAAATTATGCTAACATAAGACAATCTGATGCACCTAGTTTAATAGGAGCAGGATTACAAATAGCTTCAGCAGGATTAAATTATGCAGGTTCAGATAATAAATGGTCATCAAAGAATAAAAGAGTAAAAACAGGATATGGAACATCAGGTTATGGCAGAAATCCTGATGTATTTCAATAATAAGGAAATTAAATGGCAACAAAATATAAATCACAAGTAACAAACAAGTGGATAGGTTCAAGTTATAAAGGAACTGTTAGACACCAAGACGCTAAAACAACAGAAATGGGTCAAATTGTTTCTGCTTTAAGAAATGACCTTACTCCTGCTATGAATAATTGGGGAGAAAAACACATTGAAAAGAAACAAACTGAAGCAGGAGCTAAGATGGACGAGCTTTATGCTAAAGGTTGGAAAACAAAAGATATTCAAAAAGCTATTTTAAATAATGAGATTCCTGAATTAAGTAATCAATATGTTAAGAATGTTGTAGATACACACTCAGGAAGATTTGAAGCAGTAAATACAATTAGACAAATTACAGCTAATAAAGATGATTATAATTATAAAGAAACAGATGGAACTATAGAAGAATTTTGGAAACAATATTTACCTAATTTTGATGGAGCTAGTTCATCATTTACAACAGGTTTTTCAGCCGCTTTTAATGAATGGGCGGCAGAAGCAAAAATTAAAGATGCACAATTAAGAGCTGAATGGTCTCACGATAAGAAAATAATGAATGGTGTAAAATATTTAGATACATTTGCTAAACAAGATATGTCTACTTATTGGAAACAAATTAAAACTTTAAATACTGCTATGCCTATAGAGGGCAAAGATAAAGCATACTACTTTGATAGTGATGAAATGAATGAAGTAGCGATGGCTCACGTTCAATGGATATTAGATACAACTGAAAAACCTGAAGATATAGCTGTTGCTATGCAAATTTTAACTACAGATAGAGGGATAGGAACAGGTGGTAATAAACTAGGTACTTTATTAAGCACAAGAGACCCTGAAGTGGGTGCTTTATATCAGAAATTAGAATTAAAAGAAGCTCAACTTACACAAAAAATAAGAAGAGATGAAGTATATAATAAAGATAAAGATGTTGAAGCTATTTGGGCTGAAGCGTTTGAACAAGTACCAGTAAGTGCTACTGCGGATATGAAGGGTGCAGACTCAGTTGGTATGCGAAATAAAAATATACTAGAATTAAATAAAATACAAGAAAAGTTAAAACAATTTAATGACCCATTATTAATTGATACTTTTGGTAAATTTTTTAGTGCAGATAGAACTATTACTAATGACCCTAGTGTTACTTCCGCATTTTTGAATGAAATTGCTGAAGGTACATTTGCTACTTATTCCGAAATGGTAGCTGAACTGAACGCTAGAGGTATTCCTAATTCACAATTAACAACAGCAAATGCTAGATGGCAAACTTGGATTGGTAATAAAGATAAAGGAACTTCACCTGTTTACTTTTCTGACATTACATATTCAAAAAGTATGCCATCAATAGAAGCTAGTGTTTTACAATCTTTTACTGAAGGAATTAATGTAGTTAAAGGTGGTAAAGAAGCTGTTATTAATGCTAGAAATTATATGAAAGATGAAATTCTTGCTTATGAACAGAGATTTTTTGACGAAAATGGAACTGTACCTAGTTGGGAAGAACGGAGAAAATTTATGGCAGACTTGGGTAAACACGTTATGTCAGTATTCAGAAGTAGTAAAGAAGTTGCTCCTGACACTTTAATTTCAATGAAAGATAAAGCCATAGAAGAGGAGAAAATTAAAAACCTAAGAATAGAAAAACAAGTTAAAGAAAAAGGTAAACTACTTAAAGAGAATATTGAAACTTTAGTAGATAGTGGGACTATTAAACTTCCTGCTCGTAAAGAAGAACCTAGTTTTGATGATTATATACCTTTTAATGAACCTTCCGCACAAGAATTTTATGAAGAAAAGGTTAAGCCTATAGTTGAAGGGTATGTCACACAAATACTTGAGGGTCTTAATCTTGATTCATCTTATTTTGGTACAAAAACAGAAGACTTTATTCCTGCTTTTAATAAAGCCGAACAAGAAAAGTTTTATACTGTTATAGCTAAAAGTATATTTGGAGAGAATTGGTCAGCACACAACACTAAACAGGTACAAGACATCATTGAGGTGATGTTGGGTATAAAAAAATAATAAAGGATAACTAATATTATGGGAATTTTTGATGGTATTGTTGAAGAAGATAATACATCACTAGATATTTCTACAGTTAATTATGACTTAGAAAAAGCAAAAAACGCTGAATCAGCTTTAGAAGAAATACAAACTGAAAGATTTTATGATACTTTAAGAAGTTACTACTCTCATAGAGAAGGCAGTGATGATTTTAATTTTAAGCCTCACGCTGATTTATTAGAATATTTTTATAATGATAGGTCTTGGAGAAATCATAATACAGTTTTTATGGGTATGGATATGTCTAATGCGATGTCAGATACTCCTGATAGATTAAAAGAGTTTGCTTATATACAACAAACTTATGAAGCTCTCCCTTCTTTTTGGGACGACCCTAATAGAAGTTTTGGTTCTTGGTTATGGGACAATGGTGGAGCTATGGTCTTAGACCCTGTAAATCTTATTGGTTTAGGTATTGGGGGTCAAGCAGGAAAACAAGCATATAAACTAGCTTTGAAAGATGCTCTCAAAGGTAAGATGGCTAAAGAAATAAATAAAAATGTTTTTAAGGAAGTTAGCAAACAAGCATCAAAACAAGGTTTATGGAAAGCTGTCAAAAAAGGAGCTTTATACGAAGGATATATTGGTGCAGGGATAGGTGGAGCTCAAGATGCTATTTTACAAAACACGGCTATAAAAACTGGTATTCAAAATGAATTTGATTTAAAGCAAACAGGTTGGTCTTCATTGGCAGGATTTGGATTTGGAACAATTTTTGGAGCAGGATTTACGGGTGCAGGTTTTAAATTATCTACACGAAAAATGAAAAATACTTCTATTAAACAGTTAGAAGATTTACATAATTATGGTAGAAGTGAAATTACAGGGCAAAGATTATTTAAAGATTTAGGAACTATTAAAGAAAAGACAGAATATTATAAGAATTTAACAAGAGCAGAAATTGACCAAATAGAATATAAAAGTAAATTACACGGAGATAAGATAAAAGACCAAGTTGATAATTTAGATAGTATTGATATAGATGGTAGTTCTAAACCACCTAAAGAACTTTTTAATTTGTTAAAATATAGTCCAAAACGAAATGCTATTCTTTTAAAGTATCTAGCAGATAAGGCTTTTGAAGAAGGTCGGATTGATACTAAGAAGATGACTAATGAAGAAACTATTAAAATAGCTAAAGTAATTGGAGAAGACCCTGATGTATTAATAAAAGCAATGAAATCAACAGCTAAAAAAGATAAATATTTAGCGGCACAAATGATAGCTCACGGAGACCACATTTTAAAACAAAGTGATGATATAATTAAATTAGCTAATCAAATGCAAAGAGTTGATATAACTCCTGATGAAAAGGCGTATATTAGAAATCGTCTCGCTGTTAAAAGAAAAGTTATTACAGATACATTAATTACTCACAAAGAAGTAACACAACTTGTTGCTAGAGCTCAACAAGCAGGAAATATTAATAAAGACGCATTAAGAGCTTCAGAATTACTTATGCACCCTGAAGACCCTAAATTTAAAGAATTACTAGAAACTAATCCTGATAAATTTTGGGAAGCAGTAGCTAAGTTAGATACTGATGAACAAGTAATAGTAGCATTACAAAATGCTCATAAAGTTGGTGGGTGGGATTTAGCGGCAGAGTTTGTAAATAATAATTTATTATCTTCGCCTGATACACACATACTTAATATTGTTTCAAGTTTAACACAGACACAATATAAACCTGTTGTAATGTTAATAAGGAGTGCGATGTTAGCTCCTAAAGATAAACAGAGAGCAGGAGTATTAGCTGTTGAAGCATTTGATACTTATATACACCAGTATGTTTATCTTATACACGCTTTAAGAGCGGCAGGAAAAAGTTTTTGGTTTGGTAGAGGTTTACTTGATAGTAAGCAAATGAAATATGATAATGCGATGCGTCAAGGACAATTACAG